CTTTAGATAATAGAGAAGAAATACTTTGTGCTGAAGAAAAAGAAGTTGAGGGGTGCTGTAATTTAGTAGACCAAAGATACAACCCAGAAACTATATATGTTTTCACTAGACCACACACTAGTGAGGTTGACGGTTACTTCTGGAAAGGAGGACACATACTTGTCAATGGAAAGTGAAACACAAATACCTATACCAGACAGAGCTGAGAGTGCACCTCAAGTTTATTACTTTTATAAATTAGATGTAGGTGACCACATGGATATAGACACTCAAGATCCTGCTGAATTAAAAAGAGTCCGTGGTGCTGCTAGTGTATATGGTAAACGCAATGACAGAGTGCTGGTCACTCGTAGTATAATAAATCATGAAGGTAAAAAGATACTAAGAATATGGAGGAGTAGGTGAAATTATGACCGAACGGGTTTCGTATTTACGTTGTATAGCTCCAGGTTGTGATAACCCTTTACCAGGACAAAGAACTAAATACTGTAGCACAAAGTGTCATGAAAAAGTTTCTAGCAACAGACAAAACAAAGAATACAAAGCTGTTTATGCATCTTTAGATTGGGCTGGTGGACCAAGAGGCATGATAAGTGAAAGTTCCGTTAAAAAAGATGAAAGTTTTGTAGGAGGTAACGACCGTTTTAGTGTTGATGATTACGGTGTAGACCCAGAAATATTTGCTATAGCTGAAGCTAACCATGAAAAATACGTACAGGATAGAAGTGAACATGAAGCTAGGGTAGTTATTGATGGTTTAATAATTTTTCAAGAAGAATACGATAAACATCACAAAACATCCTATGCAACTGAAAAGTATTACAAAAGAAAAGAAGAAGAAGACTTCATGGTAAAAAACAGGGCACAACAAAGGATATATTATGCCAAAAACAAAGAAAAAATTAACACCAAAGCAAGAAAAGTACGCTCAGAACGTAGCTAAAGGCATGTCTAAAAAAGACGCAGCAATTGATGCGGGATACAGCGAGAAAAATGCAGCACGAGCTGGATACACACTTGACTCAGATTCAAACCCACTAGTAAAACAACGTATAGGTGCACTACAAGAAAAAGCAGCCAAAAAAGTAGAACTTGACTTGAGTACTCATCTTACTGACCTCAAAGATATAAGAGAAGGGGCTATGCGTAATGGTGCTTGGTCTGCTGCGGTAACTGCGGAAGTGGCTAGAGGTAAAGCAGCAGGACTTTATGTTAATCGTAGTGAACTGACCGTAAACAGGGTAGACACTATGTCAAAAGAAGAAGTTTTAGAACGTATGAAACAACTTTACTATGACACAGGCGGAGTATTACCAGCTGGTAAAATCATAGAAGGAGAATCAGAAGTTGAACAGTAAATGGCACGGTGGTAAGGGGAGTAAAAGACGCCCTGAAGATTCTAAAAAATACTCAGACAACTGGGAAAAGATATTCAATAAAGAACGGGATATCAGTAAGTTAAAGAACGTTGTCGAGATAAAAAATGTTAAAAGAAAACACTAAAATTTTTATCACTACTTTTACTGTGACTAGTTTATCTGGTGAGGAAAAAACTTTCCCTGGACCGTTTATTTTTGCTTACAGTTATCAGGAAGCCAGTGAAGAAGCAAGCGTATTAAACATAGAAATAGTGGGTGAGTTAAATGAGGAAACTAAATTACCCATACTACATTAAGGAGTAAAATGGATAGGTCAAAACCATACAGAATTAAAAATACAATGTTAGCCATACAATCAGATTGGATGATTAACAAAACCACGTTAGCTATACTACAAGACGCCGAACCAGATATTATTAATTTCCACAACAGTGACGGCACAAAAGAATTAAAAATACCTTTACAAGAATATATAAAAGAAGAACTACCTGACGTTTACTCCGTGCCTTTATTCACGGAAGACTTCTGTGATATGATGTTAGATGAAATAAAAAACATCGAACATTATCTAGGGTTTACCGAAAATGATGACGAGGATGAATTACGTCAAATACCTGAAGTAACTCTACAAGATAACATCCCTCAACTTAGTTCTAACTTACACAGCGTAGTGTTAAACCATATGAACCCTTTATTTACCGCAGTGTGGCAACGTTACAGTTTAAAAATAAATTCAATACAATTAGCTAACTATAATCTAGCTAAAAGAGAACAAGGTGAGTGGCATCATGACGCTAGTGCGGACATATCGGTAGTAGTACCTTTAAATACTGGTGACTATAAAGGCGGAGGTACTGAGTTTCATGGTAGGGGCGTTGTACCCCCTTTACCAAGAGGACATGCTTTATTTTTTCCTAGTTTTACTCACATGCACCGTGGACTAAAGGTCGGTAAGGGCGACAGATACCTATTGGTATTTTGGCTACTAGGAGCGTATGAGTAGGCTTTACTATGTTAAGGATGTAAGGTTTAATTACCTTAGTTAGTTAGTAACTAGTCAGTGCTAGAGTGCGAGAAGGTTATCTCTAGTTATGACGTTAAACTACTAGACCTTCACGGTGGCTAGTGTTTGTACAGACCTAGCCACCTATTTATTTTAAGGAGCATAAATGAAAGACAGACCCAAGCTAACTTTAGTTAGCGACAATCCAGATCTTAACACATACTATGTACCTTTTACCTCTATAGAAGTAGACATACATCCCGTTAAAGCACGTTCATACGATGAAGCTTTAATAAAAGCTGGTGAAGGTAGAATGGAAAAGATAGTAAGAAGAGTTAAACTCGAAGAAACTCGTAGTAACGATGTATATATGAATCCAGATATGGATACTACTACCCTATTCGCTAGACAAATAGACCATTTTGAACTCGATATAAAAGATTATGACTATCCTATACCTTCAGCGTGATGTTTACTATAGTTTACTTTTAACTTATAAGGAGTAAATTATGGATAGAGACTTAGCTAGAGAATTAGAAATATCACTTAGGCTATTAAAAAAGGTAGTCAACGCGAGTGAGAACCCTGATAACGTACAGGAACACTTAGCCAACTACACCGCCTTTATACAGGTAGAGATGGTAGTAAAAAACTACATAGAACTAAGTGAACTAGCTAGAAAAAGGGCTAGTTAGTGAAAGAAGAATTAAAGAATATACAGCTTATGCTAGAAAGCTTAGAAGCTGATTTAATTAAACTGTGGAGGTTTATATGTCGAAAATAACCTGTAATACTAATAAATGTAATTGGTCCAATAGCTTTAGTGTTAACGGACTAGGCACTCTTGATAATGTTTTAGAGTGTGAAACTTGTGGTAAACGTGATTACGAAACTAACCGTCAACCACCAGAACATTTAAGACACATAGAAACAGAAAGATATAAAGCTTTAAAAGAATTATTTAAACCAAGATTTTGAAAGTTGGGGGGTAATAGCGTTCCAAAAGTAGCTGTTCACTGAGTGACGGCGTAATCGACCTAGATGTGTGAGACACCCACGCTATTGAATTATTAGTTCATATTCCTCCTAAGCATAATGCGGGTTAATCTAGGACACTCAGTACAATTTTAAAGTAGTCCATATTGTATGGGTTATTTCGAACCTTCTTGCTTAGTGGCGGGTTCAATTAAAAAGGTGGTAATTGTGCCATACAATATGGCTCCTATTTTCACAATATCACTACACTAAGCACTCAAATTATTCTTTTTGAGTATGCTTTACTTTACTTATGATCAAGCTTAATATAACCCTGTAACTTAAATAAACCTTTAAGGAGGGTACAAATATGACTAAAAAAGCTACAACTAAAAAAGCTTACACTAGAAAAATCGGTGGTATAACTATTGATGCTAGTAAGTTAAGCCAAGTAAAAACCAAAGTGAAAGAAGAAGTAAAGAATATACAGCTTATGCTAGAAAGCTTAGAAGCTGATTTAATTAAACTGTGGAGGTTTATATGTCGGAAGTAAATTGTAATAATAGATGTAATTGGTCAAATAGTTTTACTATTAACGGTCTAGGCACTCTTGATAGTGTTTTAGAGTGTGAAACTTGTGGTAAACGTGATTACCAGACTAACCGTCAGCGACCAGAGCATTTAAGACACTTAGAAACAAAAAGATA